GGAACGGCATCACCAAACATGGTTTCTAGCCCGTGCCAACCTTGTGAGTTGGCAGTAGCTTCACCATTTACATAGTATTCTCCACCAAGCGATTGCTCGATTGAAGTTTCGAGTCGCTGAACGAAATTATCAAACACTTTGATAATACCTTCTTCGCCTCGGTTAGAACGGAATTCGCGATAGTACATGGAGTCTGTAGCTTGATAGCCACGGTAACTCAGGTTCGCTGTTTTCCACAAGTTTTTACGAGAGAAGTTACGAGCTGTTTCACCAGTATTACCTTCTACTTTGTGTAGACGGTACTGTACTGGCCAATCGAAACCTTCACCGCTGTTGTTGTAGTTAACTCGACCAGCAGCTTCGAGCAATGCACCAAGCTGATAGTTTCGGAGCATATTCTCCTCAACGTCGCGGATGTGCTTTGCAAGCGTAGTTGCTGCAGTACGAGAAAAAGCTACGGGATTAAAACCCTGATAGGCCATGATCCTTTACCTTTCACAATAGGAACTAAAATAAACCATCCGACAACGCCTGTTGTCGTAACTTATCACCAGCGGTCAGGTTCTGGTTCTGTGATCTAGGACTTGGATTTTCAACAGGAGCACGGCTTCCTTCTCGGTTTGAGATATGACCGGCACCCCGTCGAAGGTGCTGCATTTGCCTCTCGTAATTCTGTTGAGTGGCTTGCATCTGTTGAGTTTGAGTTTGCAATCGCCGTTGTGCCAAATCCCCTGCTAGCAACTGGGAGGATAATTGCCACAACTGTTCTGGGTCATTAATCCCTTGCTGACGCAATGAATGTATATGACCTATAACTTGCTCGCCCTCTCGGGTAAGAATTAGCTGCCCCGACCCATCACGGTAGAAATCTCCGGTATCAGGGTTTCTTTGGTAAACCCAATCCGCGTTTCTTTGATTGATGTTAGCGGCATTCTGCACCTTACCCTGCTGTTCGGCCTGCTGTTGATATTGATTCATCAACGCGCCATACCGATCAACAAACAGTCTATCGAATTCCTTTTCGATAACCTGCGGTAAAACCTCTTGAGGTTTTTGAAGTATGTCATCTTTCCACTTATCGTGGTATTCAACATACCGTTCAGCAGTATCCTTCAGCTCTCCGGGGGTATTGTCTTTCCAATCCCAATACCACCTTCCATTAGAAGGATCCTGTTTCTGGACTCGCCACCGCTTAATCTCGTCTTGGTCGAGCTTTGGCGGTGTCCACCAGTTATCGTTCTGAGCTTCTTCCTGAGCCCGTGGCGATTGTTCTCCATTTCCATATGTCTGATATGCCCAATCAACAAACTGGGGATCCTGTGACATTTGTTGAAAAACTTGGCCAGCTTCAGCCATTTGTTGCATCTGCTGCATTTGTTGCTGCATCTGCTGTTGCTGTTGAGCATATTGCTGTTGCTGCTGTTGCTTTTCCTGCTCCTGGGTTTCGTACCAGTTTTGCCACTTTTGATTATATTCAAAGGCTTCGTTGTACTGGTTTAGTAGGGTTTCTTGTGCGGATCTGTTGTCTTGGGTGTCAAATCCTAATTCATTTACTTGTTGGTAAAAAGGATTGTCACCTTCTTCCGGTATATGAACATCATAAGCATCCGAGAAATCCCAGGATTCTTTGCCTTCCGGCTCTGATACCTGCTCTTCTACAGCTACAGAAGTTTCTTCTACCGCTGCTGGTTCTTCGTAAGATTCTTCTTGGGAAAAATCTTCTTCAACCTGACTTTCCATTTCTTCTTCCATTACAAGCTCCTTTAGGTCTTAAGTGCTGTTACTAACATATTAATTGTATTAACTACCCTAACGCAATACCTTTGCTGTTATTTACCCCCACCCTTCCTCTAATACACGCAAAGAGTTCCCTCCGAGTATCTTTTGGAGGTCTTTGTTTGAATAACGGGGTTTATTGATTCCGGCCATTTCGCTGGCTAGTCTTGCTGGTATTCTTTGTATTTCAGACATATCTTCTAAGTCGTCAGGCGGGTCTGTAAACCCGTCAAAGTCTGTGCCTATAGCAGCTGCGTCTATACCGCCAACCTTAACTACATGCCCTATAGTCTTTGCTACATGATCTAGGCCTAGTGCTGTGTGATGTGGGACAAGCCAATAGTTCATCAAAATGGTAGAGATTACACCACCATTATCTGCTATCCATTTAATTTCCCAGTCTTCCAGGTTATACATATCATTTTTTATTTCATAACAACCTGTATGCGAAGCAATGACTTTGCAATAGGCTCTATGCTTCTCAGCTAGATCGTACACCTGAGATCTGGCTAAGGGAGTACAGTGAGCCACATCTACTATAATGCCATGGTGGAAGCAGGCTTCAACTACGTCTACACCTATGTTTGTAAGCCCTTGTGTAGTGTCCCATCTTCCCAGCATGCTTTTCCACTTTGCAAACTTAGAAGCATACTCTGGGTACGGAAATACTGGATTACTCAGTATGTTCGGATAGAAGTGTGATAATGTCAGATAGGCAACCCCTCGTTGAGCGAAGTCCAGGAGATTGGCTAGTACCTCACTGCGAGCTTCTTTATAGGGTGCGTTCTCCCAATCATCTTGTTCCTTACCACAAAACTCGCCATGCAGCGAATGTCCACCTTCAACAGCGTGGATAACCGAAACTGAATTATCCTTTATCGCCTGCTTAACATCGTTAAAGCATCGACAGATGGCAATCCGACGAAACCATTCTTCGTCTTTATTCTCTAGGTTATGCTTAGCGGCTTGCACCTCGACATCTTTGAGTGCAGTAATGGTTGCATCGTAATACGATTTAGCCCCAAAGATTCGCTTCCAGGCACGAGGAGCAAGCCACTTAAGCCAACGTATTGGCGGTATATCTTCCTGCCACTCTACCTCTGGGATATAAGCTACAGATAAAGATACATCTAATCCACCCTGAATAATCTTAGGAAAGTCGGCCCTGCTTGTCAGAGGGGAGAATCCACGACTAAAGATTCTCCTTGTGTGGAATTTAGAGAGATCTCTGTGAAACAGAGCCGACTTAAGCGAAAGATGTGTATGCCAATCTACGAATGGCATATTCTTAATTTTAGTTAAATCACGTTTCATATAATAGGGCCACCGCCCATGCTAGAACGGTTAAGGGTGTCTTGTAACTGGTGAAGCCAGTTGTACCATACATAGCTTTTCCATAGCAATACGCACATGTAAAAAGTCACAAATGTAAAACAAACACTACCAGTAAATAAAAAAGTCTTCAATAACTTGCTCTTCCATGCTTTCTTCATGGATTGTCTCCTTACTACATTTTCCCCTCTAAACACCATGCTGCGTTGCGAACATCATCAAAACCAATAATGCGACGCTCCTTGGGGAAGAAAACAAATGTAGGGCAAGTGGGTATAGAACTTGCGAATCCATACTGGTGAGAGTATGGGCTCATGATCTGATAAGATCCAGGTCTTGCTGCATACCGCTTTTTGCCATGCTTAATGAACATTTCCACGGCGGCTTCGTGGTGATGCCCAATCACTCCTACGTCAAACAACTCCTCATTGTTTTCGTAAAATCTCTTAACTGCGTGAGTCTGGTTAAGGCTGGAGTTAAAGCGACCAGTCTGGTGCCTTACTACCATTTTATATAATTGTCCCTGTACTGTAATGTCTAATCTAGCTTCCGCCGGAGCGTAACAGACTTTGTGGGCATTAGCAAGCTTCGATAGGTAATCGACACCTCCGATTTGTGCTGTCCAGGCATCGTGATTACCTGAAATGATTGCGAGGATTTTGTCTCCGAATAATTGAAGGTAGTGGTCGAAGAGTCTCCACTGCTCATCAGGAGTTGAGTTTGCTCCGATAAGGGCGGATCTATGCTTGATGTGGTTGTCCACTCCATCTCCCCCGAAGACGGCATAGAAGTTTGGGGTATTCCGTATAAGTTCTGCATCTTCTTTCATTCTCTTAAAATCACAGGGAGTTCCTGGTGCGATATGCTGGTCACTGATAACTGCTACAGCAATAGGGCCAGAATCAAAGTTTACTTTGAATCGCCCTCTCTTGGAAGCTTTATGGATTGCTCGCTTGCCTTTTTCTTCAGCACGAGCCCATTCTGCATCCCCATCCCAATCATCCTCCCATTCAGGGACGACCATCCGCATCTCAGCTTCTTTTACCTTTTGCTTCATCTCTTTAAGCTCAGCTTTAAGTAAGCTATTCTCAAAGTCATACGATGCGTCTTCTATACTTTGCTGCTCCTTGGGAGAGAATTTCTTTTGTGTTTTTACAGCTTTGCCTATCAAGCCAGCTTCTTTTAGCTTGTGTCTTACAGCAACTTCTGACCTGCTCAGCTTAACAGCTATGCTTTGTATGGTCATCCCATCGCTGTAATTAGTTCTCACAAACTTACGCTCATCTTCGCTCCATGGTCTACCTGCCATCTTTTCTCCATCCTAATTTGTAAAGTGCATTAGCTAAATCCACTGCGCTATCATACACCCACTCCTCATCAAACATTTTGAATGCTAGTGCGTGTAACATCTCATGTATAGATACCTCAAGTTCTTCCACACCCTTTAGTCGCTTGTCGATTAATATCTCTGGATTCTTTTTCCCAGGGTGGTCACATGAGCCTCGGCTCTTGCGCAATCTTGTGTAACGTATAGTGTAGTTACTGTCGTTAATAGAAACATCAAATTTTTCCATCTTTTTATTATAGAGTTCCTTGCTCTGTTGAATCTACTGACGTATCTTACTATTACATCTCCTCCGGGGAGCAGGCCAAGAACGGACTCTCCTGCTCCCCATTCCCGCAGCTTCGCCAGCGCAATACACGACTAAAGAACTGCTGGGGGTGAGCCCGTTTCGCACACGGGAGTGTTCCCCAGTCTCACCTATAATACAATGAAGGTGGGAGCCTGAGCTGCCTAAGAAGTGCACTGACTGCATTTTTTAGCCTTATACTCTGAGTCGGGGTGCGCGCATGAAACGATACTATGTGCTTGAAGAAGAATACGAATCTGGGCCAATCAAGGGAGATGTCTTTGTTTGGGAAGGCGAGTATTGGAATGAAGCAGATCCAGATAAAGGTGCTAGCTTGCTTGTTCGGTACCTCTATGACTATGATGGATTTTACTTTATCGTCCCGAGAGAACATCTGGTTGAGTTTGTTGCAGAACGAGATCTAGAAGATCCTGACAAATATCACAATGCCCCTACCGGATTTCGCAAAATCTGGAACATCTTAATGGATAGAATGAAATGACAGCTAACTGTGAAACCTGCCTATACTGGTTAGACGATAACGAAGGAGATTGGTCAGAGTGTATGTTAACCTCTCCTGAAGCTCATGAAACGCTAACAGAACAAGTATTGTATATTGCGGGTGAGCAAGACGGCGAAAAAGTTTGGTTGCCGCTTGAAGGTGCTGGCGACATAACAGCAATCTTACATACGAGAAAAGATTATGGATGTGTCCAGTATGAAAAAGACAGAAACCTGTCCTAAATGTGATAGCACAAGAATGAGGAAGTATGCCTGCTCGTTTGGCAACAACCCTATTAAAAAACATATACAATGCTTAGAGTGTGGATGGAGTAAAGAATTGAAGCGTAAAGACCCCCCAAGCCACTACGATCATGGGATACAGCCATGGGATGCTATTGAAGCCTGGAGTCTGGATTTCTGGGAAGGTAATGCCCTGAAATACATATGCAGAGCTGGTAAGAAAGAAAGCAATACAGCGATTCAAGATTATGAAAAAGCCATCACCTATCTTGAAGAATGTATAAGAAGAGCTAAAGATGAGCGAAAATAATTTTACACCAAGAGAAAAATATAAAATTCATAGCAATATCCTTCGCGCAAGCGGAGTTATTAACGACATGCTGTATTCAGTACATGCAGCATACAAAGAGATTGGCGAAAGCGAAGCAGGCAAAGTATTAGAAGCAAAGCTGTACAGCGACAGCTTACACAAAGTATTAAAAGAATTGAACGGAATAGATGGCTGACCCACGACTCTTCTTAAGCAATATGCGATTTGCTAAGAACGCATTAGAAGCTGCATCAAACATACTGCAGCAAGACTCTGAAAAAGATGAAAACAAAGAACTTACAGCAGTATGTGTAAGTATAGGCGAGAAAGCTAAAGTCCTTGCTGAAATGCTAGAACATGAAGAGAAGGCACTATTAAAAGATTAACGTCTATCTTTTACTTGGTTTCGTCTTATCCATAAGCTAAAAGCCCATTTCTCACCAGCCTTCACAGTTCTACCTGTGTGCATAGACTCTGGATGTGGCTTATCAGTATCCTTTAGGCAGTTGTGCCATACAAGCAGCATACGTTTCTTTGGCTTAATGTAGTACCTTAGCTTGTTGAATTCTGTCTCGCCGCCTATTACATTGTCATTCAGATACACCATGGCGGTTACAACTCTTTGCCCACCATCTTCGAGATACTCTGACTCACCTTTTTTTTCATGGAAAGCGTCCATATGAGCCCTAAAAGTCTGGCCTTTGGTATATCTCATGACCTGAAACTTCTCAGTGTTTTCTTTAGGTAGCTGAACAAGATTGCAGATTCTACCCCAAACAGACCTAGTTATCTCGTCTAGCTCAGGCCTTACCCAGGCCTGCATGCTGTTTCGGTGAGATTTCATGACTCTATCATGTCGTTTTGTGCTGTCTTTTTTGTAACCAGTGACACCAGACTGCTTTAGATCGGGCAAAGCCAAGTCAATAAAGTGCTGGCATTCTTCGTCGGTAAGAAAGTCATCGACGGTATATATGATAGGGTCGTGATGTATTAGGTGAACCTTATGGTTCCCAAGTCGTATCTGCATAATATCCTCCTGAGTCTAGGTCTGAATATTATACACTTAATATCTCTTTACCTAAAGAACCTTCCCCAACGCTGTTGGTATCTAAGCAGGGCTTGCTCTAAAGGAGATAGCCGGCGGTGCATATTGCGTTGAGCCATCTTTCCTTGGTCAATTTCCCAGGGATGTTGGCCATAGAAATCACGCCTAGGACGCGGTTCATAGTATTCACGATCTTTTTTAGAGGGGTTCTTCCCCCACCAATTTGGCATGGCTTATCTTCCTTATTTATTCCATGGCTTCCAAGGGCCAAGGGGTTTTTTGGGCTCCCCCTTATTCACCGGCATGAAGGGGTTGCGAGCAGGCCCTGGGAATGGCATTTTAAGGTCATGTGCTTTGAGCCGACGGGCCGCCGGTGGTAAAGCCATTTTTCGAATAGGATGGTCGTCAGGTGGTTGAAGTTCAGGAGGAAGCGGTAAGTTTTCTTTCAAGAGAAACTTCTTATTGTCCCACTCCCAGTCACCGTGAAGGTCAGAATTTATATTGCCCCTTATCATGTTTTCATTTTCTTCAGCGGGAGTCAGCTTAGGTGTCGTCTGAATATGACCTTGCATCCCCCCCAAGTTCTCCAACCAATTTTTATTGATCTTATCTTGTAAACCCCTTTCGGTGCCTAAGCCACCCCAAGGTTTTTTATTCGTTGCAGGCTCTACACCTCTTAATGGATCTCTAGGAGGTGTGTATTTAGGTGTCTCAAATCCAGCCATTACCACTCTAATCTTTCTTTTCTATCCCGCAGAGGAAGATATGCAGGGCGCCCGGGTATTAAGTTATGTAGTGGATCCAGTTGCAGTTCTTTTAGTGGATGGTCTGCAGGTGGCCCAATAAGCGGGTTCATCCCATATAGGTTCCACAACTCATTTCCTAGTACCTGTTCATTTTCTTCGGCAGGCGTTAGTTTCCACGGGCCTTTAATGTGACCCCTAATCTTGCGTTCGTTTTCTAGCCAGCGTTTGTCGAACCGATCAGTTTGTTCCTCAATATCTTCCATGCTACCTAGCTGGATAGGCTTCAATGGTTTCGGTGGCTCGTATTTAGGTGTTTCAAACCCAGCCATTACTGGAAGCCTCCCATACCGCCGCCAGCTAAACCGCCACCTGCATTACCATATGGGCCAAGGGGTGGAGTAGCTTGAGGATTCAGTTGGGGTATCATGTCCTCAAGATTCACCAAAGGAGGCATTGATGGCATCAAAGCACCCTGCAATGGAGGAGGAAGAGGTACATTTCCTTCGGGGTATGGCTGCAAATTTGGTATTTGCCCAACGCCTGGATACCCAGCAAGGGGTTGATCCCAAGGAGTAAGACTTCCAAAGTGAGGATTGATAGTTCCGTCTGGGCTGAGACTAGGATCTGCCTGACCTGCGTTCAACATTTCATTCAAACGGTTCTGTTGATATACCTTTAGTTCATCTTCATTGGGCATTAGTATTGCCTTTCGCCAAATGTTTGTCCGAATGGGCCTCTTTGAGGTGGAGTACCCTGTTGTTGTCTGGGTGGTTGTGGTGGATCTGGGAGCTTTGGCCTACCACTTGGTCGCGCCATAGGCTGATTTCCACCTGGGAATGGAGACTGCATACTACCAGCAGGCATAGCCATATTACCAGGATTATTGAACTGAGCCTGCAGTCCAGGCAGACCCTGCATAATAGGTGGATTCGGAAATGGTGGACGTGGTGGATTGCCTATTGGCGAATCCATTGGTGGTATCGGTCGTTGAGGACGAGGGCCTATCGGTTTGGGTTCCCCTCGCATCGCATCCATAAAATCCATAGCAGACTGAGAGTGTTGATAAGGAGGCTGTGGAATAAAGCGGGGATTTGTTTCTATCGGCGCGTTTGGAAAATTCAAAGCACGTTCTAGAGGCTGGATTGGATATATACTATTGGGGATTTGCTCTGCATACGGAGAGTGAAGTTGGTCGAAGTAACCTGTGTTGGGCGGATAAGCCATTGTTTTGTATTCCTGTTAAAGACATATCGTATAGTCCGATTATACAGAGTAAAGACTATAGATGTGAATAGAAACTGTTTGTGCAGTCACTGCATTTTTCCCGTCACAACTTAGGCGACTGCCAGTTTGCTGGTAAAA